CCCGATCTGAAAAACAGGATCACCCATCGTGTCTGGATGCAAAGAAGTCCCGTTCTGAAAAATCTCAAGTTTCGACATCACAAACCCCTATGAATACTGCTTCACCATTTTCAAAATAACGGTATAAGCATCTCCACTTCCATGGCCCACCGTAGTAAACATGATGTCGCCCGTAACCCCAGTGCCTGCATTGTTGTTCAGGCCACTAAACTCACTCATATCAAGCGAATCTGAATAATCCGCTGGAAGATGTAACGCAAGAACATCCGTGTCAGCGTCCCAGAGCAACTTAACGCTCATACCCAAAGTTGAGAACCACACCGACTCAATAGCCACGGTACTACATGCTTTCCCTGTCATTGGGTCTGATTCCAAAGCCGAAACATCAACCTTCTTGACCGCAGACTCGCCGGTTCCATCACTGACATTGGTGAAACTCATCACCACATGGCGACCACCATCTTGGATGGTTTGACTCGTTACAGCATCAGCCATTTCTATCTCCTTACAAATAGCTGGGTGAGGACAAGCCCCACCCAGCTAACAATCAGCCGTTACTCGAACGGTGTCGCCAATGTGCCGTCACCATGAAGAAACGCTTCACAATGCCAAACCGCTGCACTGGTTGCCACCAGACGAATAACCCCACCGACCAACCAGCCTTGCCCCGCCGTACCTAAGTCGATGGTATCGTCATCGGAGGCATCTGGAATAAAGGTATTGGTATCGGTAGCGGTTGCCGGATCAAAGATCGTCGCAAAGCCAGAAAACAGATCGCTGGTATTGTCCGTATTGATCTGTCCCGCACCCGTGAAGGTGGTTCCGACGATGAACGTGTAATTGATACCCGCAGCCGCAGTCGGCAGTGTTACCACAATGCCTGCTGCCCTGTTCAGGGTATAAACCGTACCTGAATCGGTGGACTCAACGCTCTTAGTAGCAGACGTAATGCTGCTTACATTAGCGTAGGAAGATAGATAGCCCGTCGTGGTGATATTACCGCTGGAGTCAATATCCAGATTAGTGGTAATAGCACCTGTCCCAGCCGTCTTGCTGATTTGTTCAAATCCGCCTTCAGACCGAACGGGACCATTAAAGGTCGTATTAGCCATAGCTTTCTCCTGTCTTGGCTAGTGTCTGTCGTGCAAAGCGACAGTCAGGAAAAAGGAGAGCGACTTACCTAACAGATTTTGCGAGTTTCTGTACGTTTATTAAAAATTAAGTCGCCCTCCCATACCAGTTACTTACGCTCCTGGCGAACCGTAGATACCCAATGGGTCGGATACACCGAAAGAGTACCGCTCACGCGCCTTGTAGCGCACGTTACCCGTATCGAAGTCACCGTCCATTGAGGTCTCTAGCGAGGTACGCTCGAAGTGTCTCAAGCCATTCGGTACGTCAGTAACGACGTAGAAGGAATCTGAGTCAGTCAGGTAATGATTGACCGAATATCCTTCCGGCACGATACCCATGCTACGGATAGCATTGATATCGTTATCCGCCGTAGCAACCCTTTGATCTGACTCAAGGAGCCGCGTGGCAATAAACATTCCAGCAGGCGGAACCAACAAACGTCTTGGTCTAGCTGCGATCAGAAGCCCACGCTCATCGGTTAACGCAGCAATCGTAACAACCGCTGCTTCCAGTGAGGTTTCATTCAGATCAGCCGCTGTCGCAGGACGATTATCGTTTGTACCGCCATCCACTCTCGGATGACCACCCCCGCCAGTAACACCATCACCAGATGCTGTGAAGAGATTAACCCCGTCACCCGTCTGGTAAGAATTGGTGAAACCATTGTTGAGCGGATTCACCGCTTTCACCTGCTTTGTGTACGCCATTGCACGGGCAAGAGCTTTTGTATAACGAGCAGAAAGAGAGTCATAGAGGTTGTCCTCCATCGCTTCTTCCGTAATCGCAAAGCCCATCGCAATCGTTTCATGGTTGTACCTGGCGGTGAACGCTTCCTGTGCTGAATCGTAGGAAATTGCATTTCCTTCGTCCTTCACCGGAGCAGCGCCAAACCCACTCAGTTTCACCTCTTCCTCGAACGAACGCTCTGATGAGGCCGTGTCATAAATAACGGCATGTTCGTCCTCGTACTTCTCATACTCCAGGCCGAAAAGGGCATTCAGCCCCGGCAGGAGTTCTTTAAGCATTTGTGCTCTTGATATAGCCATGCTAGATACTCCTTAAATGCCTGTGGTATTGGTTAACTGATGCCCCGCGTTGAAGCGGAAAATGCCATCAGTATAGGTATCACCAACCGTACTTGTCGGGCCGTCAACGAAGTCAACGAGCCTTATCGGAAACGTGTTGGTGGTGGCGACTGTAGACGCATCGCAAGCATTCTTGCTTCGACCAATCGTGGTTGAACCCGCTGTCTGAATGACAGAAAAGTTCGCGCCGAGTCCGGTCTGAGCAATAGAACCATCTCCTTGCATCTTGAACAGGACATCAGGATCAATCAAGACATACGCCATCGCATCGGACGCTGCCATAGAGGCAGGCCAAGTCTGATTGAAGGTCATCTGAGATGTGCTTGAATCAGTGTACTTACAGCCCATGAAAATACCTATGGAGGTGAGTGCAGAGGTGCCGGTATCCAGTTCAATCGTTCCGGCTGTCACCAGCTTCACAAAATCTCCATAAAATATTGCGGTGCCATACGCGCTGGCAATCTTGATATGCACAACTTTTCCTGTAAAGGATCCGCTTGCACTACAAGTACCAACAGGTTCTGCACCATTTGGAGTTGCAGAAGTAGCCATTTTGAATTTCTCCTAACGCTACTGTTGAAGAAAAAAAGGCTATTTCAAAAGAGAATTAGCCTTTACCAAAGGTCGTGCGCGTACTTTTCTCTGGTCTCAATAGGGGCATACGCGGATCGTTTTCTCTCATGTAGTTACTGTCCACAGACTCCATCTGTTGTTTTGCGATTTCCTGATAATGTGCATTTCTGGCATCCATTTTTTCTTTAGGAGCCTTGCACAAAAGCAACCCGCCCTGCTCGATATTACCCACGAATTGAGAGTTGATATCGGACAAAGTATGAAGTTCAGGATGGTCTTCCGATTTAACAGGAACCCACCCATCCCTAAATTTCTTTGAAACATTTGGATTATCCGACTGACCCATAACACTGGTTCTTATCCATCGGAAAACCCATCCGTCCTGCGGATCTGGAACTGGCAAAATTGAAGAAGGAACCCAAGAATCATCTTCTCGGACATTATCTTCACGATTGTCGTGAGACCAAGGTGTGCGCTCATCAACCATTTGACATCTCCTTGATGACCTGATTGGCGTACTGTTGGTTGGTTAACCCAAGTCGTTTAGCGAGTGCGACCTGAGTGGACGTTAACTTCACTTTGCGGGGCTTGGCTCCATTATTCCTTGCGGAAGGAGCAACCACCGAAGAGGCTTGCCTGGTCGTCGAAGTCGCGGTTTGTCCACCACCGCTAGTATCTTTCGATACATTTTCCGACCAAACATAATCATCAAACCGACTCCGCATATTCTTATCAATATACTCAAAATACTGATCTGAATTAGGCGAAATCCCATTGTCTTTTATGGCTTCTTCATGAAGCGCATAAGCGTATGCTGTCATGCCCTTATGAGCTTCATCACCAAACCAGGGATTTTTATCTCCCCATTCTTTTGCCTTTGGCTCTGGCTCTGTAACCTGTTCAGAAACAGACTGCTGATAAGCCGCCTGCTGTTGCTGGTAAGCTGCCTGCTGTTGCTGGTAAGCTGCCTGCTGCTGCGTGAGTTGCGGCGGTAATTGATTTTCCCACCGTTGCGCTTCCAGTTTCCGAGCCTGGGCCTCAATCATTTGCTCTTGTGAGGCTACAATCGCATCCGTATTACCTTCCTCATAAGCCTTTCGATATGCGGCCTTGGCCTTGTCAGCAGATAAGGCGGCTTTTTCTTTTATCTGCGAGACCAGTACAGTCTCACCACGATCAAGCAATGCTTGCTGTTCTCGGGCTTTGGCTTTGAGTTGCTGGTTTTCAGTATTCAACTGCTGGGCAGCTTTAACCGCTTCATCTGCAAGACGTTGAGCTTTACGCCTTTCAAAAGTCGCCTGATGTATTCGCTTCCTGACCTTTTTGCTATAACCGTCCAACTCCTCATCAGTCTCGCCGTCACTAGCCGTCTGCTTAGGAGGTTTGTCATCTATGATTTCTAGTTCAAAATCACCCTGCTCAACAGGAGCCTTCCCAGCAGATGCTTTCTTCTCATCCTTACTTTTGGCAATTTGCGTCTTAACGCCGAAGAACTTGTCTTCAGCCGACGTGGGTGCATCTACAGATTCTGTTGTATCTGTGACGTTTTCTGTTGTTTCGCTCATACCTTTACGATACCCCGTGGATCTTCAACAACAGCTTCTACGCTGTCATCATTGATTAAACGGAACTCTCTCCCATGAACCAAGAATCGTGTGCCCGTATAAGAGCGCATCACGACCCAATCCCCTTTTTTGCAAAGCGGGCCTGTGGGAAAACGACCATAATTCGCGTATGCGTCTGGACCCAAGTCCAAAACGAAGCCAACAATACTCCCAACTTCTTCGTTGTATATTGTCTGACTTGATTTAATGATTCCGCCATCCGTTTTCTCATCAGGTTCAGGTAGAGCAATCAGTATCTTGTAGCCTTTCGGCTTCGGCATTTGACTTGCTTTGCGAGCCTCTGATTCGTCGATCTCGATTTCTTCGACCTTCTCCTCTTCTGGCTCGTTTTGTACTACTGCTAATGACTCAGCCATTAGTTACTTCCTTGCACTGGAAATGGGTGTCCAGAGTCACCTGCGCCGTCTTATACGACGTTATGCTTCCTCAATCTTCTTTTTAAGATCGAGCAATTCTCTTTCTGCTACTGCGAGACCTTCAATTATCCCGCAACAGCGCGTGTATTCTGAAAAATCCTTGCAACCACCTGTACTCAAATGATCGCTCATTTCGTTCATCGCTACCCTATACTTTTCTCGTAAAAGGTCTAGTTCATCCATCCGAGTTCTTACCACCCATCAGGTCTTTTGCGATTTCTGTCCCTAATTTAGCACCTTCAACCTGCTCTTTACTAGCAATTCTTTTAGATTCAAGTTGTTCCCGACTATTATCGGCTGCAATTCTAGCACCCAACTTAGCTCTCTCAAGTCGCTCCTGCTGAGATAGCTTCTCGCGCTCAAGCGACGATTTATCCGCAGCCTTCTGTAAATCGACCTGAATCTTAGCCATATCAGACTGTGCTTTTGCCTGTGCTTGGGCCTGCTTGATCTGTAATTCCTGCTGCTGCATCTGGATAATGGGGTCTTCAGCTTCCTCCATCTTCTTCTCCATCTCGGCCTCGCGCTGATCCTTGCCTGTTAATTGTGAAGCGGCAGGGGCAACGAGCCGTGACAATCTGAGTTCGATGTCTTCTGGAAGATGATCGCCGGGAGCAGGAAGTTCCACGCCAAGCTCTTTCTCAATCTTGGCCCGATACGCAAATGCAACGTGTTCTGAGATATGCGCTGCCATCGCCGCCTCTGATGCCTTGGCGGTAGGACTCTGAGACATAATCTCCATCACCTTCGGGTCTTGGATCAATGAAACATGGGTCTGGATATGGGCTTCATGGTCTTGGTAGATGAAGGCTTTGACTGGCTCACCGTTGATGAGGTTCATGTTCTCAGTCACTGGATCAGCAATCTCGATATCATCCTCCAGCGGAACAATCTTATCTGCCTCCCTGATTCCAAGCACTTCCAGCATTTGTCGGTGCAATAACGGCATGTCGTACATCTGGGGTGCCTGGGCCGCTAACTGAAGTGCAGCCTGGTACTGCATAATCCGCTGCGCCATCGTACCTGCATTGGGATCGCTGACCGGAATGATGTCCACACGGTCATCGAAGTCTTCCTGAGTCAGCTCACCATCGGCAACATCGTAGGGATATTCTGAGAGACCGAAATCACGCACAATCCCTGAAAGAATCCGCAATTCCTTCCGCATAGAGGCGTGTAAACGGGCCTGAACCGCGCTCATCACCTTCATGGAGCGTTCAAGAATCGCCAGCGTCGTGCCTACAGGCGCTTCAGCGTTCATATCAGCCGCTTTGACATCCCCCGCAGAGGCAAAACGCCTGCCTTCGGTGACAATATCGCCTAAAAGCTGATAAAGGACGTTGGACGGCTCTTTGTAGGGCAAAAACGTGATGTTGTCTCGGATTGCCCCGCCTGGAACGTCCACATCGCGGAATTCACCGGGCATAATCGGCGTGTCATCGCCTTTTATGCGTAATCCACGGGATTTAAGCCCCCCCGGCAGATTGGAAAGCGTTCCTGCATCCACCAACTGGCGTAAAACGCTGGTGGCTGACTTCGCCAGCCCGCCAATCATGTGAATAAGCCCGAATCCGTAGAAACCAAGGCCCGGAAGGTACTGATAATGAACGAAATGCTCCCGCTTCATCTTCACCGGGTCGTTTTCATACCAGTTTCTGCGGATCGACAGCACTTTTCTGCTGGATTTGTCGATACTGACCACATACGGCAGGGCAATCCCGGTGGGTTCGCCGTATTCGGTGTCTTCAAACCCAGGTAAATCCAGTTCTGCCTGTATTTCTAGGATGGTATGGCGGTGATCGAACTCATAATTAGCCGATCCCCCTGTTAACTGGTTGTATTTTCGCTCGATCTCGCTTGTATCAGGACTCGGATCAGGCAAATCAATGTCGCTGTAAAAGCCAGAGACCTGCAATTTACGCACTTCATTGCTGGTTCGCTTCATCACATGGGTAGCGCGCTCACAAGTGATCAAATCAGCCGCACCGTAGCTCACCACAAAGTCCTCGGCAGGCACAAACATCGAGCAAGGTCGGCCCATGTTGGGGTCGTAGTACACTTTCCTAAATGCTGACCCTGCCAACGGCAAAGAAAACAGCATTTTCTCTGTCTCAGAGCGGTATTCGGTCATCTTTTCGGTGATGAGGTAATTCAGATATTCGCGTACCCGGCTGGCTTGTTTTTCCTTTTCGCTAGTGATCGTTCCAACAATAGAGGTCTTAACAGGCCCAGCGGCAGGGAATATCTCCTGAATGGCTTGCGCCTGAAAACGCACTACCGCTTCAGTTAGTACAGGGTGAAACACTCCGCAAGCCCCGTCCCA